TCAGCCTCCCTCGGATACTTCGCTCCTCCTGGCTGGAGGAAACGCTCCGTTCCACGGGTCGTCGCTATACAAGATCGAGTAATCGGTTGGGAACAGATCCTCGAATGGCTCCGGGTATTGGAAGGCGGGCACAGGGTACAGCTCGCCTTTTTTGTCCACCCGGAAAACCTCGACGAGCCGAGGGGTGCCGGCCAGCCCCTGGCCAAAGACGTAGTAGTAGATGTTCGTGTTCCAGGTCAGCGATCGAGCCTTGTACGGCCCCATGATGCCAGTTGGCACACTGTAGCTGAGGCATGTGTCACGCGCTTCACGAAGGTATTGCGACTTGGTAAGCCGCTTTGTCCGGAGCGGTTGAGCGTCGGGGATCCGGCGTGGTGTATTCATAACATTTACTGGCAGCGGGGCCTGAGCATTATGACCTGAATGGGTTGGTGTCGGCGCCTTGCGTGCGAGAGATGTTCTAGCGTCTCCATACGCACCATGGGCCGCGTAATCTGGCCGCGTCCTGGGCTACCACTCTGCTAGCGACCTGGACGCCGAGGGCAGCAGCAGCTTGCCGCTCCACGGGCGCGTCGTTGGTCCTCCTGCCCATCATGACCGCCGCCGGCGAGCACCTCGACCAGCGGCGGTGTCTACGTTGTCGAATATCTCGTCCGCTGCTGCCTCGCCGATTCCAGCGTCGCCCTGTCCTACACATGTTTCCTCGGCCAGCTCGCGCCGCAGTGCCGCCAGGATGATGTGGCAGGCTGAGCTGGTCATCATGCTGTCGTAAAGCGGAAAGCATGCCGCGAACTGGGCCGCGCGCCGCACGGTGCGCTGCAGCCGCGCAATCTCCCACAGCAGTGCCCGTACCTCCGGTGTCCTGTTGCGCTGGTACATGGCGCGCATCTCCGCAGTCGTCAGAGGCGGCATGAAACGGTGTGCAGCCGCGCGCCGCGGCCGCTGGTCACTCTGGCCGCCGTCGACCATATCTTGCGCCCAGGAATGCTGTTGTGAGCGTCGGGATCTCATTCGTCCGTCAGGAACAACTACTGTATAAAAACACAGTATATCCAAAGGGTGCGGCTAAAATTCGTGGGGGTCGGGAAAAAGGTAACCTTGGTAACCTAGGCGCCGAAACCGCCCGCAAAGCCTTGCCAGATAAGGGATGCGGGATCCAGCAAAAAGGTAACATCGGGGTAACTTTAGGGTAACCAGATTACCTTTTCAAAAGGTAACCTTCATAGAATTCTATCCTCAATAAAATCAAAGACTTAGCGAAAGGTTACCTTTTTGGTTACCTCAGATTACCTTTTCAAGGTAACTTCCAGACCCCTTATAAATCAATGACTTACGGCAGATTTTCGGGCTGGTTACCAAGGTTACCTTTTTCCCGACCCCCCACCCCATCCTCAACTTTCCATTGACGCCACTGGCGGTGAAGGGCTCCCAGACGCACGCTAGGCAGGGAGCACCGTCGCTAATGCCGGTCGGTGCGTGCCAAGGTGCATAAATCCGCATAGATCGATGCCCCCTCCCAAGTGTCCGCGGCGCTAGCACTGAGGCCACGCAGAGCCGTCTATGCAGGCGCATAAAAACCACTTGATGAAGCGGGCGGGTGAGGCGGGGTCTCCACCGCGCGCTGGCGTTCGGTATGTCGCAGCCGTTAGAATCCTCCGCAAACTTTTACCCAGACCAACTCATGACCAGATCAGCCCCTCAGGCCTGGACGGACCCGGCGGCCGACCCACTGGCTCGATATTCGGCATGCAAGGCCATGGCACGGGGCTACGCCGAGGCCCGAAAGACCGAAAAGACGCGCCTAAGCCATGCACGCGCCTTCTGTGCAGCTGCGATCACAAGCTACTGGTCCACGTTGTGCCGCCGACATGGCAGTTCAATGAAGATTCGGCCGGCGGCGATTGCCCTTCCTGCATTGGCGTTGGATGTGCAACGGACTGCCAATGCAGTGGGCGAGCTCATTGCCGAATTCCCTGTTGAAGACGCCGGGTACTTGATTGGCTCGGTCTATACGGTGATGCTGCCTACCGCACTCAGGTCCGAAATGGGGGCGTACTACACGCCCCCGCCCCTCGTGACGCGCATGCTGGACCTTGCGGAACAAGCTGGCTTCGATTTCACACATGGAACCGTGATCGACCCGGCATGTGGCGGTGGGGCGTTCCTGGCTCCCGTTGCCCTCCGGATGTGGCAGCGCGATCAAGGCGCGTCGCCAGAGTGGACGTTTAGGAGAATTGCGAAGCGGCTGCGTGGCATTGAGATCGATCCATTTGCCGCATGGATGACACGGGTCTTGCTGGAGGCAGCTCTGATGCCCCTGTGCATAGCGGCAAAGCGTCGACTCCCAGATGTCGTGACGGTTTCCGACGCATTGCGACCTACCGATATAGGCACCTTCGACCTAGTGATCGGAAATCCGCCGTATGGACGCGTGACTCTCGATGAAGCAATGCGGAATCATTACGCACGCTCTCTCTATGGCCATGCAAATCTGTATGGACTATTCACGGACTTGGCAATGCGCTTGACCAAGCCAAACGGAGTGGTTGCCTACTTGACCCCAACCTCCTTTCTTGGGGGTCAGTACTTCAAGGCGCTCCGTCAGATTTTGATGCAAGAAATGACGCCGGTGGCATTCGATTTTGTTGCTGACCGTGAGGGCGTTTTCGACGACGTTTTGCAAGAAACGCTCCTGGCTGCCTATACACGGCGCGAGCATGCTGATCCGGCCGCCGTCTCGCTGGTTATCCCGAAAGGGCTTAATGCCGCAAAAGTTGAACCGATTGGGGCCGTAGCGCTCACGAAAACTGGCGACCCTTGGCTCCTGCCTCGATCGGCAGGGGACGCAGCGTTCTTGAGCGCAATTGACTGCATGCCCACACGACTCTCGGATCTGGGCTACGCCGTCTCAACGGGACCGCTTGTTTGGAATCGCCACAAGACCCAGCTTCGAACAGAGTCATGTACTGGTGCTCTCCCATTGATCTGGGCCGAATCGGTAGTGTCACAAGGATTTGTGTTCAGTGCCGAACGCCGCAACCACGTGCCGTACATCTTGGTGCAGCAAGACCAAGCGCATCTCGTAGTACGAAAGCCTTGCGTCCTAGTCCAACGAACAACTTCAAAAGAGCAGAACCGACGTATTCTCGCTGCGGTCCTGCCAGAGGATTTCCTGGCTAAATTTGGTGGCGCGGTAGTCGAAAATCATCTCAACATGGTGGTCGCACCATCACCAAACCTGGCACAGGTAGCGCCAGGGACAATTTCCGCCCTATTGAATACTGAAGCAGTCGACCGAGCCTTCAGGTGCATCAGTGGAAGCGTCGCAGTGTCTGCGTACGAATTGAATGCGCTGCCGCTGCCCACCGTAAAGCAGGTGAAATCATTAGAAAAATCGATCAATGAAGGTGCGTCCCAAAAACAAATTGAGCGCATCGTCGCAGGCTTCTACGGGGTTTCTTGACGTGGCACTTTGCTCTGTCCCATCACTCGACATAATCGTCGAGCGCCTTCCGCTTATTTTTCCGGAGGGCACCGAACATCGAAATTACGTAGTGCGCGAAATGGCCGCGCGCACTGTCTACGTGATGTTTTACGCAGGTGCTATCGACGGTGCTGGCGAATGGATCCGGCCCAGTCAGGTCACCGACATGACGGACGAGCAGGCTACCCAGACCGACGAGGCAAGCCGTCGGTCCTGGATCGCCAACTCGATGTCGATAAAAAAGGTCCGCCCATCGAATGCATGGTATGCGCCGAACAGCCGCGAGCCTGTACGGGATGAGACAATTCGGACGGGGTTCATACCTTGTCGAGCCGTCGTCGAACGCCCTGGCATCCCGACAACTTCTTCAAAGCCCAAATATGCGCTCAACGCCGAATTTGCAGCACTCTTTAATCCCGAACTTCGGGATGAAAAGTTGAGTGAAACCATAGCAGCTTGGCAGGAGAGTCATCTGTCAAAAGCCGCGATGTCACGGCTGCGACTCATGAAGCATGGTGCGACAGTTGCAAAAGACGCTGTCTCCGTGACATTTCCGAATGGGGAAATTCGTTCACTTGCGCCGGGCCCCTCTAGTGTTATCGCAAAGGCGGTGATAGAAGTCTTCGCACCTCGCTTTTTGAAGCAGCCCGCTGTGTTATGGCTTTCCGAATCTGGCAACAAGGTTGTTGCCCGAGATGAGGCTCTAGCTAACGCGCTGGGGCTCGCAATTGATGCCTCGAAAGCTCTACCGGATATCATCCTCGTCGACCTCGGCTCCGATGCAGGCGGCACTGACATGCTGGTAGTCTTCACGGAAGTGGTTGCATCTGATGGCCCTATCAACCGCGAGCGCAAAATAGCGCTCACAGCGATGGCGCTTGAAGCAGGCTTCGATGAGCGGCATCTTGCATTCCTTACCGCTTATTTAGATCGCTCGGGTCAACCATTCAGAAAGAGTATTTCGGAACTGGCATGGGGGTCCTATGCATGGTGCGCTTCTGAGCCAGAGCATCTCATGGAGCTTTGGGCAAGCACTGCTCGTAAATTGCCATCTGGTACGGCCTAAAGCCAATGTTCTTCGGCGGGGAAGCACGGTATTCGGCTGCACCTTGGTTGGCGATCACAATTCTCCAAGCGCATATCGGTCAAACCGTACAACTTCACCTCCTAACCAGGCGTTGACTTCCATCAACCGGTCTTGGAGTGGTTTGACCTCATTGCGCGCGAAAACCATGGCGGCCTTCTCAGCGTCACCGAAGCCGCCTGTATTGTTGGGGATGATGCCCATCAGTTGCGGCGGCACTCGGTGCGCGGCGAGTTGGTCGTCACGGGTCACGTTCTTGATGTTCCAGAACTCGTCCTTGGCGGCGACCTCCGAGACCGGCAGGAGCTGGATCCCGTCCTTCTTCCCGCCAGGCGCGTACATGAACAGGTTGCGGAAATTGCCAGGCCCTTTGGACTCCTTGAGCGCCTTGCGCAGGACGTCCACGTCTTCCTGCTTCTGAGCGGCATCAGTCATGTACAGGATGAAGCCGGCGTGGCTGCCGTTCTTGTAATAGCGCCGGCGGAAGAGCGTTGCCGACTCATTGAGCCAGGTGGCATTGAGCGCGGACAGGTATTCGGGCAGCCCGTACACCTCCTGGTTGATGTCCGGCTCCAGCAAGTGAAAGATGCTGCCGCGCTTGAAGGTGTGCTTGTCCTGCCAGTTCTGCACGAAGTGGTAGGTCTCCAGGTCCACGCCGCGGCGCACGTACTTAGCCATGGCCGGCTCCAGTGCGATGGGCTGGCCAAGCACGTTGTCACGCCGCTCCAGATACCCGTTGCCGAACACCAAAAAATCCTGCACCCACCTCGCGAAGGCCGAGCGCGACAGCAGCTTGTGGGGAATGAACGTGGAGACCAGGATGTTGCGCTTCACGTAGATCGGCGAGCTGTTGTGCACGGCCGCGCGGAAGCTCCGCGCCAGCCCATCCCAAGGCAGCGGCGGCTCGTACCAGTCACCGACGCGCATGCACTCCACGTAGTCGAGTAGCTCGCGGCGGTCCAGGACCGCCACCGGATCGCCAAAGCTGAACGCCTCCACAGAGGTAGCTCGCGCCGGCTCGGCCGGCACAGGTGCGGCGCCGTTGGCCGCGCCGCGGTAATTCTTGCGGGTCATGAGAACTCCAGAATGCTGGTGTTGGTGGTGGTCACGCCCTCGATCGGCTCATGGGCCAGTGCGTGCATGCAGGCCCAGGCCAGATCGGCGTGGCTGGTTTCTTCCGAGCGTCCGGCCTGGTAGGTGACCCGGCCGCCAGCGGCTGTGGTGGTCTTGCGGATCGACATGAACGACGCGGCGAAGTCCGTCCAGCCGGCGTCGAATTCCAGGCGCCCCTTGCTAATGACATCGGTAGCCTTGAGCACAAGGCCGGTCTTCACGTCGACCGAGTAGGTGAATCCCTGTGCCTCCGGGCGTGTTTTGAGCACGACCTTGTAGACGGCATCCCCGACGCCGGTGCGGTCGATGCCAATGTAGGCTACGTTGTAGCGCTCGCAGACCTTCAGGATGGCGGCGGCCTGCTCTTCGTAATCGATACCACGGAACTGGTGCTTCTCCAGCACCCGGAACTTGCCTCCCGGCACCAGTGGCGGCGCGACGACCACCAGCGCGGCGCTGTCACCGCCGCCACCGTTGGGATCGTAGCCCACCCACACCTCACGGTCGCCAAGCGGCCGCGGTGACCAGTGCCTGAAGTCCTCCCAGACTTCCCAGCTATCCACCATGCAGCGCATCAGCATCGATAACGGGAAGACGGATGCCGTGTCGTCAATGAAGCCGCACATCAACAGGTTCTCGAAGTCGGCGTCACTGTACTCGCGGCGCAGCTGCTCTAGGTCGAACAGGTTGCAGCCGCCGCGCACCGCATCCTCGACGGTCACCACCTGGCGCCACTGCCCGTCCGCACAGCGCCGGCCTACCTGCAGATGCGCATGGCTGACGTCCACCTGCACATGCTGCTCTTTCCTGCGGCCGCGGTTGAACAAGGCGCCCGACCAGAAGGGATACGCCTCATGCGCCAGACTTGATGGTGTCGAGAAATACGTCTGCCGCCACTTCGCATGGATGGCCATGCCGGAAGCCACCTTGCGCAGCTCCTGGAAGCGCTGGATCCAGAAATACTCGTCCAGGTACAGGTTGCCGTGGTAGCTCTGAGCCGTGCGCGCGTTGGTGCCGAGAAAATACAGCGTCGCGCCGTTGGGCAACACCAGCGGATCGCCCTTCAACTCCACGCCAGCGGCATCCTTGGCAAACTGGATGATGTAGTGCTTGAAGACGTGGGCCTGCGCCTTGCTGGCCGACAGGAAAATCTGGTTGCGGCCGGTGGTCAGCGCGTCGATAAAGGCTTCGCGGGCGAAGTACCAAGTCGCGCCGATCTGCCGGCTCTTCAGGATGTTACGGATGCGCTCGACCAGGCCGGCCTCATACCAGACGCGTTGGTAGTCGAACATCGAATCCATGAAGGCGTCGACGAGCTGGCTCTGTTCTTCGTCGCTGATCGCATTGCGCTCTGGCTTCTTGCGAGTGCCCTTGTTGCGGTTGGCGACCTTCGGGTTGAGATCTGCCTCGTTCCCGCTGCCCTCGTATCGGCGCACGCGCGCCAGGCGCTCGATCTGCCGGCCCAGCAAATCGATCTCCTTGTAATCCTTCCCCTCTTTCTTTTCCTTGGCCACCAGCAATGCCATCCGCGCTTCGATGCTGGTCCCTATGCGTTCCACGGCATCAGCGTTGTCCCAAGCGTCGCGGCGCTTCCAGCTGTGCACGGTCACGGGCTTCACGCGAAGCATTTCCGCAATGCGCGCGACCCGATAGCCCTGCCAGTAGAGCGCGCGCGCGATGCGCCGCGGCTCCATTTCTGGATCAAATGAGTGGACGGAAAGAGGCGGAAGCGTAGTCATGCCGCAACGCTACCGGTCGCGCGCGCGCGTGCCACGCGAGCGGTGTTGTGGCGCTCTTTCGCACAACACGATTGCGTTGCCCGCGCGTGGCAGCCCGCCCAACATGGCAGCACGACGTAACCACACGGAACCACGACCGAAGAGGAACCCATGGCCGGCAAGAACCCGAAGTTTTTCCGCATTGCCACCGAAGGCGCGACCAGCGACGGCCGCGTGATTGACCGCGAGATGCTGGTGCAGATGGCGGCGAGCTACGACCCAGACACCTACGGGGCTCGCATTAACCTGGAGCACATCCGCGGCATCGTGCCCGATGGCCCGTTCAAGGCATACGGTGACGTACTTGCGCTCAAGACCGAAGAGGAAGGCGGCAAGATGCGCCTCTACGCGAAACTGGACCCCACCGCCGAGCTGATCGCCTTCAACAAGGCGCGGCAGAAGGTGTTCTGCTCCATGGAAGTGAACCCGGATTTCGCAGACACCGGCGAAGCCTATCTGGTTGGCCTGGCCGTCACCGACAACCCCGCCAGCCTGGGCTGCGAAATGCTTCAGTTCAGCGCCAAGGCGAAGACCAACCCGCTGGCCGAGCGCAAGCAGGATCCGAACAATCTGTTCTCCGAGGCCGTGCCGGTCGAGCTCGACTTCCCCAGCGATACGCCCGCCACCGCGCCCGCGGCCGGCTTTGCTGCCAGCATCAAGAAGCTCTTCGCCCGCCAGGACAAGTCGGACGCCGGCAACGACGCGCGTCACGCCGACATGCAGGAAGCCGTGCAGACCATTGCCAAGGAAGTGCAGAGCCTGGGCGAAACCTTCAGCAAGGCGATCAATGGCGTCACCGAGCGCCTGGACGCCCTGCAGGCCGATCAGGCCAAGGACAAGGAAGCGTTCAGCACGCTCAAGGGCGCGCTGGAGAAGAAGGAAGACTTCAGCCGCCGCCCGCCCGCCACCGGTGGCGACGGCAACGTCATCGAAACCGACTGCTGAGCCGGCTCCCGGACAGCGACACAACAACCCACCGGAGCCAACTCAATGCGCAACGATACCCGCCGCAAGTACGCGGCATACGAAGCCAAGATCGCCGAGATCAACGGCATCGAGCGCGTGGACCGCAAGTTCAGCGTGCAGCCCAGCGTCCAGCAGAAGCTGGAAACCAAGGTGCAGGAATCCAGCGAGTTCCTGAGCAAGATCAACGTCTACGGCGTGACCGAGCAGGAAGGCGAGAAGATCGGTCTCGGCGTGTCGGGTCCGGTGGCCAGCACCACCGACACCGCGGCGCAGGACCGGCAGACCCGCGACATTGCGACGCTGGACGACCGCAACTACCGCTGCGAGCAGACCAACTCGGACACCCACATCACCTACCGCATGCTGGATGCCTGGGCCAAGTTCCCCGACTTCCAGACCCGTATCCGCGACGCCATCCTGCGTCGCCAGGCGCTGGATCGCATCATGATCGGCTTCAACGGCGTGAGCCGCGCCGCCACCTCCGACCGTGTCACCAACCCGATGCTGCAGGACGTCAACAAGGGCTGGCTGCAGCACCTGCGCGAGGAAGCACCGGAGCGCGTGATGAAGGACGGCAAGGCGGTGGGCAAGATCATCGTCGGCGGCCCGGACACCGATGCCGCGCGCGACTATGCCAGCCTGGACGCCCTGGTGTTCGACATGTGCAGCCACCTGGTCGCGCCGTGGTACGCCGAAGACCCCGACCTGGTGGTGGTGTGCGGCCGCCAGCTGCTGGCCGACAAGTATTTCCCGCTGCTGAACAAGGACCGCGACCCGACGCAGAAACTGGCCACCGACATCATCATGAGCCAGAAGCGTATCGGCAACCTGCCGGCGGTGCGGGTGCCCTACTTCCCGCCGGCTGCCCTGCTGGTCACGCGCCTGGACAACCTGTCGATCTACTACCAGGAAGGCTCGCGTCGGCGCACGATCGTCGACAACGCCAAGCGCGACCGCATCGAGAACTACGAGTCCAGCAACGACGCGTACGTGATCGAGGATCTCGCCTGCGCCGCCATGGCCGAGAACATCGAGGTGGCCGCCGCATGACGAGCCCCGCCCGCAACCACTTCTTGCGTGTGAGCGCGCAGCGGGCGGCAGCCGCCGCCGAGGCGGAGAACCCGCTGCACCATGCCTCTGGCCATGAGCTGATGCTGGCGCAGCTGGCGGAGCACAAGCGCCAGCTCAAGCAGATCCAGTCGATCGAGCGCAAGGCCGATGCCAAGCGTGCGATGCTGCCGGCCTATGCGGCGTGGGTGCAAGGTGTGCTGGACGCCGACACGGGCGTCCAGGACGAGGTCTTCATGCACGTAATGGTCTGGCACATCGACGTGGGCGACTTCGCCGGCGCCCTGCCGCTGGCCAGCTACGCCATCCGCCACGGCCTGGTGATGCCTGACCAGTACCAGCGCACCACGGCGTGCCTGATCGCCGAGGAGTATTCGGCCATGACGATCAAGGCCGTGGAAGCCGGACAGCCGGTCGACGTCGACGCCTTGGGCGAGGTCGGCATGCTGGTCAACGACCAGGACATGCCCGACGAAGTGCGCGCCAAGCTGCACAAGGCAGTCGGCTACGCCCATGCCGCGCTGGTCGACACCACGCCGGCCGAGCGCCAGCAGGAGCGCCGCGAGTTCGCGCTGCGCAACCTGCGCCGCGCACTGGAGCTGCACGACAAGGTCGGCGTCAAGAAGGACATCGAGCGCCTCGAGCGCGAGATCAAGAACGCAGCAGCAGCCGACGCCAGTGAGGGCGACGGCCGCAGCTGACACCGAGCGTGACCCCGCGCATCAGGCGGCACGGGGCATCCCATGGGCGCACCGGCCACATGCCGGCCAACCCTGACGATTGCCCCGTCCACCGCCTCCACGACCAGCGAACCCATGTCATCTTTCATCGCCACCGCTGCGGCAGCCGCCGGCCAGAACCTGATCGCCAACGATGGATTCTTCCCGGACATCGACGTCGACCAGGCTTCGGCCGCCATGCGTCAGGACGGCACCGTGACACCGGATCGCCTGCGTGCGGCGCTGATCGAGGCCGCCTTGTCGGTCAACGCCGAACTGGCTGGCTGGAAGGCAGCGCAGCAAGCCTTAGGCCATGCCTCCCTGGAGTCGGTATCCGCCGGACAGGTCGACGGCAGGTCTGCCAATCTGCACCGCTACCTGCGCGCGCTGTATTGCCAGGCCCGTGCCGGACTGATTGAGCGATACCGCGACTACGACGCCACGGCGGCCGGCAACAAGACGGCCGAGGCGCTGCTGCAAGCGGTGGAAGACCTGCGGCGCGACGCGCGGTGGGCCATCAGCGACCTGCTGGGCATCACCCGTACCACTGTGGAGCTGATCTGATGCGCGTGCGAACCCTCCAAGGTGACACCATCGACGCGGTCTGCCAACGCGTCTACGGGCGCACCGCCGGCGTTACCGAGGCCGTACTTGCGGCCAATCCTGGCCTGGCCGATCTCGGTCCAGTCCTCCCCCACGGCACGGTCATCGACCTGCCCGACACCTCTCCACAGCCAGCCGTCCAGCGCGTGCAGCTGTGGGACTGACCCAAGGATTCGACCATGGCTGAACCCATTTCCACCGGCACCACCACCGCCATTGCCGTGACCGGCGTTGGGGCCATCACCCTGCTGCCCGGCGTGGACGCGGCGACGGTACTGGGCGCCTTTGCCGGCGCCGCGGTATTCGCGCTCAATTCCGACGACATGTCGACAGCAAAGAAGCTCGCTTTCCTGGTGCTGTCCATCGTGGCGGGCTGCCTGGCCGCACCGCTGGCCGCGGCGCTGATCGCCAAGGCGCTGCCCACCGACGCAGAGGTGAGCCACGGCGTCGGCGCGCTGGTGGCCTCCGCGGTGATCGTCAAGCTCCTGCTGGTGCTGATACGCGTGGCCAGCAATGGAGACCGCCTCGTCGGCTACTTCCGCGGCAACGGACAAGGAGGCAACAAGTGACCATCCTCTTCTTCATCCAGGCCACGCTGTGCGCACTGATCGCCATGCGCCTGCTGCTCTTCCGGCGCGCCGGCGCCACTCACCGGCCTTGGGCCGCGCGTCTGGCCTATTTGCTGATCGTGCTGGCGGGCGCCGTCACCATCGGAGTGCTGTTCGGTCGCTACGAGTGGGCCATGCTCGCCCAGAGCGGCATCACCGCAGTGCTGTGCCTCGCCGTGTATGCAGTGCGGGGCAACGTGGTGGAGCTGTTCCGCATGGGGGATGCCGATGGCGGCTGCTCTTGGCTCGTTCGCTTCCTCCGGAGATCCTGCGATGACCATCCTGCGACCCGGTGACGTTGGTGCGGACGTACGCGAGCTGCAGCGCCTGCTGCGCGTGCGTGGCGCACGGCTCGAGATGACGGGCGACTTCGACCCCGCGACGCTTGCGGCCGTTCGGGCCGCGCAGGCCCGCTACGGCCTGGTGGTCGATGGCATCGCCGGGCCCAAAACGCTGCTGGCTCTGCAGCGAGACACGCGGCAGCCGGCACATCTGACCGCCACCGACCTTCAACGTGCCGCCGACATGCTGGAGGTGCCGCTGGCGGCAGTGCGGGCGGTGAATGAGGTGGAGAGCCGCGGTTCCGGTTTCCTGGCGGATGGCCGCCCGGTGATCCTGTTCGAGCGGCACATCATGTTCCGGCAACTAAAGGTGGCTGGCCGTGACGCTGACGCGCTGGCACGCCAGTACCCGAACCTGGTCAACGCCGCACGGGGCGGCTATGCAGGCGGTGCCGCGGAGCACATGCGGCTCGCCCGAGCCGCTGACATCGATGAAGCCTGCGCGCTCGGTGCGGCCAGCTGGGGACTATTCCAGGTGATGGGCTATCACTGGGAGCGCCTGGGCTACCCCAGCGTGCAGGGGTTTTCAGCTTGCATGCGCGACAGCGAAGCCGCCCAGCTCGACGCGTTCGTGCGGTTCATCCTGACCGATCCGGCGCTGCACAAGGCGCTCAAGGCTCGCCGCTGGCCAACGTTCGCCAGCCTTTACAACGGCCCGGCATACCGCGAGAACCTCTATGACGTGAAGCTGGCACGCGCCTTCGCGCGCTATGACGCCGAAGAAAAGGAGCCGGCATGAATCGCACCCTGGCCCTCTTCCTCGCCGTCGGCGTGCTGCTGCTGGGTGTCGCCGGCACCGGCGCCTGGATGACGGATCGCTACCAGGCCGCGCAGAAGCGCGCCAGCGACGCCGAAGCGATGACGGCCAGTCTCCGGTCACAACTCGACAGCACCGAGGCCGGCGTCATCAAGGTGACCGAGTATGTCGACCGGGTGCTTACGGTCTATGTCAAGGGCGACACCATCGTCAAGGAGATCCCGCGCTATGTCCCTGCTCAAGCTGACGCCGCTTGCACTATTCCCATTGGCTTTGTCCGCGTGCATGACGCCGCCGCTGCCGGCACCATGCTCGGTCCGGGTGCCGGAGATACTGATGCGGCCAGCTCGGGAATTGCACTCTCTACCGTCGCCGGCGCCATTGCCGGCAACTACACCGTCTGCCACGCCAACGCCGAGCAGTTGAACGCCCTGCAGCAGCTGCTCCGTGACCAAGGGGCAACCGTCATTGGGGAGGCTCCTGCGCCATGATGAAGCCCAACAGCCTGCGCGAAGCGCTGACGACGGCGGTGCCAGATCTGGCCCGCCACCCGGAGAAGCTCCATGTGTTTGTGGACGAAGGCCGCCTGGTGGCTACCGGCGCAAGGTCGCTGTCCTTCGAGTACCGGTACACGCTCACGCTGATCGTGACCGACTTCGCGGCCGGTTCCGACGAGATCATGGTGCCGGTGCTGGCCTGGCTGCGCGTCAATCAGCCCGAGCTGTTCTTCAGCCCGACGCAGCGCGAGGACGGCGTGAAGTTCGAGGCCGATATCCTGAACCACACTACCGTGGATCTGGCGCTGAAGCTGCCGCTGACCGAGCGTGTCACCGTGCGCGTCAATGGGGCCGGCTACCTGGTAGAACACCACCCGGAACCGGTCAATGAGGAGGACGATCCGTCCACTTGGCTGCCGGCGACGCCATGAACGACTTCCGCACCCTGGAGGCATGGGCCGGCGCCCTGCTGTCGAACTTGGAGGCGCCAGGGCAGCGAGCGCTGGCGCGCGCCGTGGCTACGGAGATGCGCCGCCGCCAGGGCGCGCGCATCGCAGAGCAGCGCAATCCCGACGGGTCGGCCTATGAGCCGCGCAAACCGCAACTGCGGCTACGGCCGGGGCGCGTGCGCCGCGCGATGTTCGCGCGCCTGCGCACTACCCGCTTCCTCAAGATGGAGACGAGTCCGGGCGCCGCCGTGGTGACCTTTGTCGGCCGCGCCCAGCGCATCGCCGCCGTCCACCAGTTCGGGCTGCGCGATCGGGTCAATCGGGCCGGCCTCGAGGTCGCGTACCCGCAGCGCGAGCTGCTCGGCTTTGACGACGCCGACGTAGACCGCATCACCGATCTCGTGCTCGCACATCTCACCGCCTGAGACTGGCTGTTGTACGGCCGGTTCTGACAACACCAGCCGCGTGACCGGTTCGCGCGCGCACGGCACGCTGGCGGGCATGGACTCCACCACCGAACTCGCCCGCCTGATCGAGAATCTGATCCGCCTCGGCACTGTTGCCGAGGTTGATACCGGCACCCCACCGCGCGTGCGCATTGCCACCGGCGGCATCACCACCGATTGGCTGCCTTGGCTCGAGCGGCGCGCTGGCGCCACCCGCACTTGGAACCCGCCCACCGTAAGGGAACAGGTGGTGATGCTGTGTCCAAGCGGCGAGCCGCGCAACGGCGTGATCCTGACGGGTCTGCCATCCGATGCGCAAGATGTGCCGAGCCACAGCACCGACGAAAACGTCACCTTCTACCCGGACGGCGCCATCACTCGCTACAACCACGCCTCCGGCGCTCTGGAGGTGTCAGGTGTCAAGACTGTGCTGCTCCGGGCCGGGGAGCAGGTGGTGGTGGAGTGCCCGCAGACCACCTTCAAGGGCAAAGTCACCGTCGAAGGTCTGTTCAGCTACCAGGGAGGTATGTCCGGTGAGGATGGCAGTGGTGGCGCCGGCACGCAAATCCGCGGCAACATCACGCACACCGGCGGCAGCCTGTCGTCCAACGGCGTGGTCCTGGACAGTCACGACCACGGCGGCGTCCTGCCGGGCGGCGACTGGACGGAGGGTATCCAGTGAGCTACCGCGGCATGAACGCCGGCACCGGTCGAACGCTGACCGACCGCGAGCACATCGCGCAATCGGTGCGCGACATCCTCACCACGCCGATCGGCACGCGTGTCATGCGGCGCGACTACGGCTCCCTGCTGCCGCAACTGGTTGACGAGCCTCTGCACCGCGCCACGCTTCTGCGCGCCATGTCGGCGTCGGTCATGGCCCTCGTCCGATGGGAACCCCGACTGCGTGTCACCCGGGTGGCATTCGAGGCCGGGGCAAATGGCGCCCTATCCATCGACATCGAGGCCGAGCGAGTGGACGGACCGCGCGCTGAGGCAACCCGCCTGCACATCCCCCTGCGCGGAGGCACCCCATGACCACCACGCCCATCGACCTGTCCCGCCTGCCTGCGCCGAACGTGGTCGAGGTGATCGACTACGAATCCCTGCTGGCCGAACGCAAGGCGCATTTCGTTTCGCTGCATCCGGACGCCGACCGCGCGGCAGTCGAGGAAACGCTCAAGCTCGAATCCGAACCGATCGTCAAGGCGCTGCAGGAATCTGCCTATCGCGAGATGGTGCTGCGCCAGCGCGTGAACGACGCCGCGCGCGCCGTCATGCTGGCCTATGCCGAAGACGCCGACCTGGACCACCTTGGCGCGCTGTTCGGCGTAAGGCGCTTGACCCTGATGCCCGCGGACCCCGAGAACGGCATCGCCGCGGTGATGGAGAGCAACTCGGACTTCCGCAAGCGCATCCAGCTGGCGCCGCAAGGCTTTTCGGTAGCTGGCCCAGCCGGCGCCTACCGCTCGCATGCGCTCGGCGCCGACGGTCGCGTTCTCGACGCATTGGCCACCAGCCCGGCACCCTGCGAGGTCGTGGTAACGATCCTTTCGCGTGAAGGCAACGGCCAAGCGCCACAGGACTTGATTGATACCGTGGCCGGCGTGCTGGGCGCGGATGATGTCCGGCCGCTCACCGATCTGGTCACAGTTCGGTCGGCGCAGATCGTGCCTTACCAGGTGCGCGCAAAGATTTATACCTTCCCCGGTCCTGATTCGGGTGTGGTGTTGACCGAGGCCAATGCTCGCCTGGCGGCCTATACCGCGGAGACGCACCGCATCGGCCGTGAGGTAACGCTGTCGGGGCTGTACGCAGCCCTGCATGTGGACGGTGTCGAGCGCGTGGAGCTGCTGGAGCCACTCGCCAATGTCAATGCGTCGCAGACCCAGGCAACCTACTGCAGCGGCACCGATATCCAGCATGGTGGCATCTATGGCTAACCTGCTGCCGCCCAACACCACGACGCTCGAGCGCTACCTGGCCCAGGCCAACAGCCGGCTGGGCGCCGTCCCGTCTCCCCTGCGCACCCTGATGCGGCCGGACGAGATCCCGGCATCCGTGCTGCCCTGGCTCGCCTGGCACATGGGCGTGGACGCCTGGAAAGCCTACTGGCCCGACCAGGTCAAGCGCGCCCGCGTCAAGGCCGCAATCCCGATCGCACGCAAGAACGGCACCGCCGCGGCCGTCCGGGAGGTCGTTGCTGCCTTCGGCGCCAACATCGCTCTGCGCGAGTGGTGGCAGGAGACCCCAAAGGGCACGCCCGGCACGTTCTCGCTGGTTCTGACCATCAGCGGCCGCGACGGCCAGGCCGCGACCGCGGCATTCGTCGCTGACGTGATCGCGGAAATCGACCGCACCAAGCCTGTACGCGCGCACTACACCGTCACCCAGGGACTGCAGGCGCAGGGTGGCCTCGCATTCGGCGGTGGGGCGCGCGCGGCTATCTACACCCGCCTCTCTCTTTCGGACGCCTGAGACATGCCAGGACTACTTTTCAAGCTCACCAGCGCCGGCCGCGCCGCCCTGGTCAACCCGGAGAACACCGGCACGGTTGCGCGCCAGGTCGTGTCGGTCGGCATCGCGACCGCGCCCTTTACGCACCATGACGGTCTAACCGCGCTGCCCAACGAGCGCGCGCCCCGCTTGACCACCGTCGCGGGCGACACGGTTGCGGACGACACGGTTCACGTCACCATGACGGACAACTCGGCCGACCAGTACACCATGTTCGGGTTCGGCCTGTACCTGGACAACGGCGTGCTGCTCGGCACCTACGGACAGGACACACCTATCCTGGAAAAGTCGCCGGCGGCGATGATGCTGCTCGCGACCGATATCCTGCTGACCACGGTCGACACCGCGGCGCTGACGTTCGGCAACACATCGTTCCTCAATCCGCCCGCCACCACCACGGTAAAGGGTGTGGTCGAGCTGGCCGACAACACCGAAACGCAAACCGGCACGGATGCAACGCGTTCCGTCACGCCGGCAGGCCTCTCGTCGCGCACTGCAACCGATACGCGCACCGGCCTGGTCGAGCTGGCCACGAACAGCGAAACCCAAACCGGCACGGACGCAACGCGGTCCGTCACGCCGGCCGGCCTCTCGTCGCGCACCGCGACCGAAACGCGCACCGGGCTCTTGGAAATTGCCACGCAGACGGAGGTAGACCAGGGAACCGATGATGCGCGCGCCGTGACCGCCAAGAAGCTGCTCGCGCGACTAAAGCTGCTGGGATTCGGCGGGGTCGGCACCGAAGGCGCCATCACCGATATGGATGACGCCACCGTGCCGGGCGGCCTCCTTTACGTCCCCGGCTCGGCGCTCAATGTCCCGATGAACCTCGGCCCTGGTGTGGCGCTGCATCGTCCCTATGGGACTGCCGGCTTTCAGCTGTTCTCGCCCTATAGCTCAGACCGCGTGGTGTTCCGCCGTCGCAGCGCCAATACCTGGCAGGCCTGGAAGGAACTGGCGCTGCTCGACAGCCCGACTTTTGTGGGCACGCCGCGGGTTCCCACCGCGGCTAAGGGCACAAACACCGACCAGGCGGCCAGCACGGCATTCGTTGCCAGTGCGATCGCCGACCTGGTCGCCTCCTCTCCGGGCACCCTTGACACGCTCAAGGAGCTGGCCGAGGCCCTGGGGAACGACCCGAATTTTGCAACCACCGTCACGACGCAGCTCGGCAACAAGTTCGACAAGGCCGGCGGCGCGATCGGCCTGCAAACGTCCGGCTGGCCCGCCATCAATGCGCCGACCGCTCGAATCATCGACGGGGGGAATACGCAAGCCGCGAACGGGCCAAGTGGCGGCCTGGCTATCGAGTCGTACGGGCCTGGTGTGCAACTCATTGACCGGTCCGCAGGCGCTCGCAATGCGCGGTTGATGGCAGACGGCAGCATTCTGTCGGTCTCCTTCGACACCACTGCCGCGCCAGGCGGCTACGCGTCCCAGTTCCTGTTCAGCGCCGATGGCTACATGGCAGTCGGCGGGCCGCTCTCGTCCGCTGCAGCCATCCGCATCGGCCTGCCGATCCCAGGCGGTGCCGTCTCACAACATGGCACCTATAACAACGTGGAGTTCAACGAAACGGCCACGAGCACGGGTGCCAATTACTCGTCGATCCCGAGGATCAAGGACGCCGTCTTTGCGATGGCAAACCTGATCGGCTTCTTTGCGGCCGCGCCGGTTGTAGGCGCCAGCGCTACCGTGACGGAATATGCCGGCCTCATGGTGAATGACGTTACGGCACCAAACATTCTCCGCAAGATCGCTGCGCGGCTTCGCATGGGCGCTGGCAATGACAAGTGGAATCTGTACGCGGACGGTACTGCTTCGAACTACCTTGCAGGCAAGCTGCTTCTCGGCACTACGGCTGACAACGGCAACCAGCTGCAGGTCGCTGGATCGGCCAGCATCGCTGCCCGCCTATACCGGGGCCTGGACGCTGACCTTGCAATCGGGGCAACCTCCATCGCGGGTATCCAGAATGCTGCCACCGGCAACGACAGCTACATCAACACGGCGCGGTTTTCGAACGACACGCAACCGGCCGGCATCAACATTGGGAAGTCGCGCGGCGTCACTGTAACGACCCAAGGCGCCGTTCTTTCCGGCGACCCGCTGGGCCATGTCAATTTCTGCGGCTCCGATGGCATCGGCATGAACGTCGCCGCGCAAGTCGAGGTTGTCGCGAGCGAGAACTACACCACCACGGCCCGCGGCGCGCATATGGATTTCCGCACCACCGCGCCGGGGACCACTGCGCGGGCCGTGAAGATGCGCCTTGCAGACAACGGCGAGCTGCGCATCGGCAACACCGCGACCGATGGAAGCGGCGCGAAGCTTCAGGTGACTGGCTACGCGACGGCTGACACCCCGCCGGCCGGCGACAGCACGCGCAAGCTGGCGACGACCGCCTGGGTCATGTCGACCCTGCTCACGGCATCTGTCGGGCAAATCATCATCGAGCCGCGCACCACCGCGCGCGCGGGCTGCTTGAAGTTGAACGGCGCGCTACTTAAGCGTGCGGACTACCCCGAGCTGTGGGCCTACGCTCAGGCAAGCGGCGCGATCGTGACCGATGCCGCATGGCTCGCCGGCTCCTGGGGATGCTTCTCCCACGGCGATGGCAACACGACCTTCCGCATCCCTGAGTACCGCGGCGAATACCTGCGGTTTTGGGACGACGCACGCGGCGCGGACGCTGGCCGGGGCATCGGTGTGTTCCAAGACAGCCAGAACAAGACGCACGCGCACGCCGCGTCCGCTACACCAGTCGGCGACCACAACCACGGTGCCTGGACCGATGCGCAAGGCTGGCACGGTCACGGCGTCAACGATCCCGGCCATGCCCACAGCTTCCAGACCTGGACGGGCGGTGGGGCCACTGGCGCTGGACGCGTTTCTGGTTCTTACGTAACGAACGCCGACGCGTGGGCCGGTACATCCGCCTCATATACCGGCATCTCGATCGCCGGCGATGGCTCGCACGCACACAACGTAGGGGTCGGCTACGCCGGCAATCACAGCCACACCATCACGGTCAATGCAGACGGCGGCGCGGAAGTTCGGGTACGCAATATCTCCGCGCTCGCCATGATCCGCGCCTTCTAAGGAGATTTCCGCAAATGATGATCCACCACTACGACAGCCATACCGGCCAGTACATCAGCAGCGCGCTCGCCGACCCGGACCCGCGCAACCCCACCGCCTGGCTGCAGCCGGCCTTTACCACGCTCGTACCGCTGCCGGAGCGCAATCGCTACGAATGGCCATTTTTCCGCGACGGCGCATGGGTCATGCTGCCGGATTACCGCGGGGTCATTCTGTACCGCACTGAGAACGGAGAGCCGGCCGAGCTGGGCGCGCCAGGCGTCACGCCCCAGGAAGCGGGCCTTACGCCGGATTCGCGGCCGTCCGAACTGCACCGCTGGACCGCCGAAGGGTGGGCGCTCGACGCCGCCCTGGTGGCTGAGCGCACCCGTGCTGCCGCGATGGCCGAGTTCGACCGCCTGATGGCGATCGCCAGGGAAGCGAACGCTGGCAAGGCAGACGCCTACTCGGCGGGCTTGCTGGACGCCGTAGAGACCGCCCTGTTCAAAGCCTGGTCCGCGTATCAGCTGGACCTGGTGCGCGTGGTCAATTCGACCGACTTCCCCATCGTGGCCGACTGGCCCGAGGCGCCGAATGTCGAAGCCATCACCGCCGCCGTCGACGCTGAGGAAGCGGCGAAGGCCGCAGCACGCGCCGAGTATGACGCCCTCCTGGCCCTGGCAAACGAAGCGACGGCAGGCAGAGCCGAGGCCTACGCGGCGGGACAACTCGACGCCGTGCAGAAGGCGATCTACGAGGCCTGGCTGTCCTTCCTGCTGCAGCTGCAGCACGTCGCCTTGGCCCCGGCATTTCCCCTCGGTGTCACATGGCCCACGCAACCAGATGAGGCAGCCATCGAGGCAGGGGTTCGTGCCAAGGACGGAACTGGCAGCGCCACGTAGATCGCGTAATCACTGGTCGCGGGGCGCAAAGGCGCAGCGCCCTCAACTATTCGTTGTGCGGCCTCTGCCTACAACAGCAACCGCACGACAACCTCGCGCGTGCGCAGCATCCTGCCGGGACGATGCTTTCCATCGTCTGCCAATCTCCCGGAGGACTGCATGGCAACCGACTACCACCACGGCGTACGCGTCATCGAGGTCAACGATGGCACCCGCCCAATCCGCACTATCGCCACGGCCATTCCGGGCCTGGTGACCGTCGCCGAGGACGCCGATGCCACGGCGTTCCCCCTCGACTCCCCCGTATTGCTGACCAACCCGCAGGCAGCCATCGGCAAGGCCGGCACCAAAGGCACGCTGCGCGCGAGCCTCGAGGCCATCACCGACCAGGCCAACCCGATGACGGTGGTCGTTCGTGTCGCCGAGGGCGCCACCGAAGCGGAGACCACCAGCAACCTGATCGGCACCACCAACGCCGCCGGCCGCTACACCGGCATGAAGGCCCTGCTGGCGGCGAAGACGCGTTTCGGCGTGACGCCGCGCATTCTGGCCGTGCCTGGGCTCGACAAGCTGGAGGTCGCCACGGCGCTCGCTTCGATCTGCCAGAAGCTGCGAGCCTTCGGCTATGTCAGCGCGCATGGCTGCGCCACCAAGGAAGAAGCGGTGGCGTACCGCGAGAACTTCGGCCAGCGCGAGCTGATGCTGCTGTGGCCTGACTTCGTGGGCTGGGACACGGCCAACAACGCGGAGCGCAACCTGTGGGCAACTGCCCGGGCGCTGGGCTTGCGCGCGAAGCTGGACGAGACGGTCGGGTGGCACAAGACGATCTCCAACGTCCCGGTCAACGGTGTCACCGGCGTCTCCAAGGACATCTACTGGGACCTGCAGGATCCGGCGACCGATGCCGGCTACCTCAACAGCAACGAGGTCACCACGCTGATCAATTTCGAGGGCTTCCGGTTCTGGGGCTCGCGCACCTGCAGTTCCGAGCCGCTGTTCGCCTTCGAGAGCGCCACCCGCACCGCGCAGATCCTGGCAGACACCATGGCCGAGGCGCATGCCTGGGCCATCGACCTTCCGCTTACGGCTTCGCTGGCACGCGACATCGTCGAGGGCCTCAATGCCAAGTTCCGCGAGTGGACGCGTCTGGGCTACCTGATGGGCGGCACCGCCTGGCTGGATGGCGGCATCAACACCAAGGACACGCTCAAGGACGGCAAGCTGTGGATCGACTACGACTACACGCCGGTCCCGCCGCTGGAAAACCTGCAGCTGCGCCAGCGCATCACCGACCGCTACCTGATGGACTTCGCCGCGTCGGTGAACGGCTGATAGCGGGCATTCAAGAGAGGAAACCACCATGGCAATGCCACGCAAACTCAAGAACTTCAACGTCTTCGCCGACGGCGTGAGCCACGTCGGCGAATGCGAGGAGATCACCCTGCCGAAGCTGACGCGCAAGCTCGAGGAATACCGCGCGGGGGGCATGAACGGCCCCATCGATCTGGACTTCGGTAACGAGAAACTGGAGCTGGAAACCACCTACGGCAGCATCATGCGGGAGATCCTGAAGCAGTACGGGGTCACGCGAGCCTCTGCCGCGATGGTGCGCTTCGCCGGCGCCTACCAGCGCGACGACACGGGGGACATGGACGCGGTCGAAGTCGTCGTGCGCGGCCGGCATACCGAGCTTGACTTCGGCACTGGCAAGGTCGGTGACAGCAGCCAGTTCAAGGTCAAGTCGTCGCTCGCCTACTACAAGCTGACGATCAACGGGGAAGTGTGGGTCGAGATCGACCACGAGAACTTCATCGAGGTCGTGTTCGGCGTGGACCGTCTGGCCGAGCAACGCCGCGCGATGGGGCTGTAACCCCAGCCCGCTGACAGTCCGCTGGCCCGCTTTGGGCCAGCTCCGCAACCTTTTCCGAGAGCCATCATGAACGAAGTGAAGTCCGAAACCATCACCCTCGATACCCCAATCACCCGCGGCAAGGAAGTCATCACCGCCATTACCGTGCGCAAGCCTGCCGCCGGCGAGCTGCGCGGCTGCAGCCTGGTCGACCTGATGCGCATGGAGGTCACCGCGCTGCACACGGTGCTGCCCCGCATCACCACGCCGACCCTGACCGCCCATGACGTGAGCCAGCTGGATCCGGCGGACATGACCCAGCTGGCCACGGCGGTGAGCGCTTTTTTGCTGCCGAAGGCGGCGAAGGCCGAGGCCTACCCGCCCGAGTCGAAGACGCCATCGCCGACGTTGCAGTGATTTTTCATTGGCCGCCTGACCGTCTGTTTGAGATGGGGGTGGCCGAACTGATGGAGTGGCGCGAGCGCGCCAGGCAACGAAGCGGATCCGACGAATGAGCGTGCCACGTAACCTGAGACTGGAGGTCGTCCTGCAGGCGGTGGACCGCCTCACCCGACCTTTCCGCAACGCCATGGGCAGCAGCACCGAGCTGGCTCGCACGGTGCGCGCCGCGCGCGATCAGCTGAAGGAGCTGAACCGGACCCAGGCCAACATCGACAGCTTCCGCAAGCTATCCAAGGACGCCGCGATCGCGGGCAACCAGTTGCTAGCCGCGCAGGCCCGCGTCAAAGCGCTGGCGAAGGAAATGGACGGTGCGGAGCGAGCCTCGGCCGCCATGACGCGCAACTTCAACGCGGCGGTCCGCGAGGCCCAGATGCTCAAGCAGCGCGGCGCCGACCTGCAGCAGAATCTGGAAGGGGTGCGCGGCCGGCTGCAGGCCGCCGGCATCAGCACCACCTCTCTGCGGCAGGCCCAAGGCGACCTGCGCAGCCAGATCGCCCAGGCCACTCAGGCGCTGACGCAGCAGGAAGCGCGGCTGAAGGCAGTCGGGGAGCACCAGCGCCGTCTGGCCGCCGCCCAAGCGGGCTATGCGAAGGGAATGGCCACCCGCAATGCCATGCTGGGCGCCGGCGTTTCAGCGTCCGCGGCAGGCGGCGTGGCCCTGACGCCAATCGCCAAGGCGGTGAAGGACTATGTGTCCTTCGAGGACGCCATGCTTGGCATTGCCAGGCAGGTCCAGGGCGCGCGTGACGAAGGTGGCAACCTGACCGCCGTGTACTACGACATGGCCAGGCAGATCAAGCTGTTGGGCGAGGAGCTGCCCATTCCCACCACGGCCATCGCCGAGATGGTGACCGCCGGCGCGCGCATGGAAGTGCCTCGCGAGGAGCTGGTCGCCTACACCCGAACCGTCGCCATGATGGCCACCGCCTTCGACGCGGTGCCGGACGAGATTGCCGAGAGCATGGGCAAGGTGGCGAAGAACTTCCGCATCCCGATCAACCAGATCCAGGCGCTCGCCGATTCGATCAACTACCTGGACGACAACGCCATCAGCAAGGGCGGTGACATCATCGACGTGCTGAATCGGATCTCCGGCGTGGTGTCGACGGTCAAGATGTCCTCATCAGACGCCGCCGCGCTGGCCTCGACGCTGTTGACGCTGGGCGAGCGCCCCGAGACCGCCGCCACCGCCGTCAACGCCATCGTCCAGAAATTCGCCGCGGCAGAGAAGGGAACCAAGAAATTCCAGGCGGCGATGAAGGAAATCGGGCTGTCCAGCGCCGCCGTCCAGCAAGGCATGGCCTCCGATGCCACCGGCACCCTCTTCCAGGTGATCCAGGCGGTGCAGAAGCTGCCCAAGGACAAGCGCATCGGCGTGATGGTGGAGCTGGTCGGCATGGAGCATTCCGATACGCTGGCCAAGCTGGTCGACAAGCCGGACGAGTTTCGCCGCCAACTGGAGCTGGCCAATGGCCGCGGCGCCAAAGGGTCCATGTCGCGCGAGTTCGCCGCGCGCCAGGAGACCATCTCTGCCCGCTGGCAGCGGCTGCAGAACCAGTTGTTCAACGGCAGCAGCGCCGCCGGGGAGGCGATGCGCTCGACCATTGTAGGGCTGATGAATTCCGTCGGCGAGCTGGTCAGCCGCTTCAACGCCTTCGCTCAGGCAAATCCGGCGCTGGTCGGGTGGTTGATGAAGGGCGCCGCGGCGGCGGGGGTGCTACTGTCCGCCATGGGTGCACTGACGCTTGCGATGGCTGCAGCACTGGGGCCGCTGGTGATGACGCGCTATGGGTTGCAGATGCTGGGTATTCGGCTCTCCACGCTGGTGCCATCGCTTTCGCGCGCCTCGGCGGCCTCCTCCCTGCTGGCGCGTGGCGCACAGGTGCTGGGAAGCGTTGGCGGCAGACTGGCGCCGGTGTTTAGCGCCGCCACAAGCGCGGCCGGTCGCTTCGGCGCACTGCTGGCCGGAGCGACGAGCCGGGCCGGGGCACTCTTCAACGTCCTGCGAGGGCTGGCACTCCTGCCGTTTGCCTGGCCGATTCTGGCCGCAGTGGCGGCATTGGCCGCGGGCGCCGCGCTGGTCTACAGGTATTGGGCACCGATTCGGGCCTTCTTCACCGGCCTGGGCAGCGGCATCGCCAGCGCCTTCGGGCCGGCGGCCGCCGGCTTCGTTGACGCGTTCATGCGCTCGGCGGCGGCAGCGTGGCGGCTGGTGACGGCGATTGGAAGCCAGGTCATGGCCATTCCGGGCGTCAGTGCGGCCTTCGGCCTGTTGCGGCAGGTCGTAGGGCCGCTGCTCTCCAACCTGTGGGGCTGGCTGACGCGCCTCATCGCGCCGGTGCAAGACATTGGCGGCGCGGCACAGTCCATGGGACAAAGAATCGGCCAGGCCATCGGCACGGTGCTCGGCATGCCGCTGCGTCTGGCGCCGGCCTTCTATGACGCCGGCGCGCAGGTCATGGCCGGCTTTGCCAATGGCATCACCAGTGGGCTCGCCCGCGTGCGGGACGCCGTAACAGGAGCAGCCGGCGCGGCGGTGACCTGGTTCAAGGAGAAGTTGGGGATCCACTCCCCCAGCCGCGTCTTTGCCGAGCTGGGCGGCTTCACCATGGCAGGGCTCGAGCGCGGGATCAACCAGGGCCAGAGCGGCCCCATGGGCGCCATGGCACGTGTCACGCAGGCGCTGGCCGGCGTCGGCGCTGGCGTGGCAGTGGGCACCACGCCCGCGGTGGCCGCCGTGAAGTTTGATACGCGGCCGCCTGTGTCGGCAACGGCAGGCACCGCGGCGCCTGCCTCAGTGCAGCAGGCCGCGCCCATCACCATCAACGTCTACGCGGCGCCGGGCATGGACGAGCGGGAAATTGCGCGTCTGGTGGACGAGAAGCTGCGGCAGGCCGAGACCCAGCGCGCCGCCCGGGACCGCTCCCGACTTACCGACAGGGATTGACACCATGATGATGGCCCTTGGGCAATTCGTGTTCAGCCTGGACACGGCGCCCTACCTGGACTTCCAGCAGCAGATCGGCTGGCGGCATCCGGCAAACAGCCGCACCGGGCGCCGGCCGGCCCGCCAGTTCCTTGGTCCGGACGACGAGACGATCACCCTCGCCGGCGTGCTGGCGCCGGAACTGACCGGCGGCGACGACTCGATCGAGGATCTGCGCAAGCTCGGTGACAGCGGCGAGGCCCACGTGCTCATCGAGGGCACCGGGCGCTACTACGGCCTCTTCGTGGTGGAGACCATGCAGGTCACGCGTACCTACTTCTTCCAGGACGGCAAGGCCCGACGCATCGAGTTCACCCTCAAGCTGACACGGGTGGACGACGAGGCCGAAGCCCTGATCGGCAGCGGCTTGGCGGAGGACGCGGAATGACATTCTCAGCCGTCCGAGCCGAGCCGCGCACCGCCAGCGGTCGGGAGCCGCGCCCGGTCTACCAGCTGCTTCACAACGGGACGAACATCACTTCCCGCTTCCAGGGCCGGCTGATGTCCCTCACCCTGACGGACAACCGCGGCTTCGAGGCTGACCAGCTCGACATCGAGCTGGACGACCACGACGGCATGCTGGACCTGCCCGAGAAGGGTGTGCGGCTGGCACTTGCGCTCGGCTGGAGCGACGCGGGGGTGGTGGACAAGGGCATCTTCAAGGTGGACGAGATCGAGCACAGCGGCCCTCCTGACCGGCTCACCATTCGCGCGCGCAGCGCCGACCTGGGCAGCGACCTGACGACGCGCAAGGAGCGCAGCTTTCGCGACAAGACCATCGGCGCCCTGGTGCGCGCAATCGCCAGCCGCAACCAGCTGGCGGCCGTGATTGCGCAGCAGCTGGCCGACCAAGTCATCGAGCACCTGGATCAGACCGGCGAGTCGGACGCCAACCTACTGTCCCGGCTAGCGAAGGACTACGACGCGATCGCCACCGTGAAGCAGGGGAAGCTGCTCTTCATGAAAGCCGGTGAGGCATTGAGCGCTTCAGGCATTGCCCTGCCGACGGTCACCATCACGCGATCGTCGGGGGACACCCATTCGTTTGGCATTGCCGACCGCGAGAACTACAACGGCGTCAAGGCGTTCTACCAGGACACGCGCGGCGCGAAGAAGGGCGAGGTGGTCATCGACGCATCGAATGCCGCCGCGGTCACCGAGAAGCCGGTCAAAGGCAAAAGGGATCAGTCCGTTGCCACCGCGCCCAACCCCGACAACGTGAAGGTGCTACGCCATACCTACGCTTCGAAGGCCAACGCAGAGCGAGCAGCGCGCGCGGAGTGGCAGCGGATTCAGCGAGGGATGGCGACTTTCACGATCACCCTGGCACGTGGGCGTCCGGATCTCTTCCCCGAGCTGCCCGCTGTAGTGTCGGGCTGGAAGCCGCAAATTGACGGCACAGCGTGGTCAATTACGAAGGTCGTCCACCACTTGACGGACAGGGGATACACGACAGCCCTCGAACTTGAGATCAATCCCGCAAGGCCCAGCAAGGATCACAAGAACGGGCTCTAGTTTCACGCTGAAGTAGACGCGCAATCCAGGATACGAACGTTCTTATCGTTCCTGGATTGGACGGCCCGTACTGCTCCCGGTTGGTATGCCGTCGAGCCAGGCTCTCAGGCGTTCACAGCATCTTCTTGGTGTAGTGCTCATCGAACACCTGGAGGATATTGGCGTTGAAATAAGGCTTCTTCGGGCCAGCCTTGTTCTCTAGGTCAAGATATCGAACTTTCGCGTACTTCTCGTCTTCCAGCAAGGGGATGCGCAAGTCGTGAAACTGTTTATTCTGTTTGAAGTCACTATAGCGAGCGGCCATTCGCCTGCACAATTCGTCATAGGTCCAGGGGTACTTCTCCTTAATGTCCTGCTCAGCAAGCTGTATCTTTATTGCATCAGCGTCCTTTGATACTTGAACCTTGGAGGCGTTTGCTAGGGCGCTTTTCTCCAGTTTCACTTGCATGCGAATGGCGACCGAGTAATCGCCTTCGTGATCACCAACTTCTTGGGCGATCATCCTCAGATGTTCGATGAGGCGCGACTCGTCGGCGGATACCACCACTGCTCCTGCATCTTGTGGAGAAGCCACGAAGGATAGCGGCAGCACCAAATTTAAGATGCCACCGAAGTCCTTCTTGAACCAAGCTTTCGCCAACAGTATGAAGTTTCGAATGCAAGCTGCGGCGAGCTCTTGAGCTTGGCGTGCTAGGGTTGCGCTAGCGGTAATAAAGTGAACTGAGTTGTCACGGATTTCGATGAGTGCGTCGAGATTAGCTTTCACCTCTTTGGGTAATTTCGACGCAGGCGTTGCGTCTAAGCGTGCGATGCAGGCGCTCAGTGTGATCGACTGCGGATTGCCCGCGCGGTTGCGCTTCAAAAACTTCTTCTCGGATCGGGTACCTGCCTTGGTCAGGCGAGTCTCATAGACCCTCAGCGACGCGATCGCATTGTTTGCGTCCTTCAAGACTTTTGCCTTGAGCAGTAACTCCCAAGCGTTAAGAGCGAGAATGGCGAACGTTTCTTCCCGATACAGGAATGCCGGCTTGTTGTAGACCTCGACGGCTGCGGTGATTGCGGCAGCCGCCTTGTCGACAAATCGTTGATGAAGTGGTGGGCGCACAACAGTCTCCTCTTCCGCAAATTCTAATTGACCGTCTTCCGTTCTTTATCGGTAAGCGGTCAATGAACGATTGACCACCGCCGTGGCGCTGGCGGCGTAGGTCATCCCCGCTGTATTCCCGCACCGCCTAGATTGCGCGCAGGAGCCCAGTAAGGGTCTCTGGCGCTTTCTGTCATGCATTCGTACACATCCGACGTGGCCATGGTTGTCAGGGAACCCACCGAGAATTCCTTGCCGCTCCACCGGCAAACGGCAGGAGGATCTGGTTGTAGCAGCCACGCGGCCAGCACCACGCTCGCAAAGAGGATTAGGATGATGGCGAATTGGGCAAACAGCAGCATTTGGCTCGCTGTGCCGCTGCCTTGCCGGCAATCTCGCAATTGCCGTTGAGCGGGCCGCGATGCAGGCTTGATGCTCGGGCCGTTGAGATGGTCTAGCCATTCATCGAGATCGCGCACGATGCTGCGATAGTTGGCGCGTGAGATGTCGCTCGGAAGTTGGCCGCCATAGTCCTCCAGCAAAACACGATAAATCGCCGCTGATTCAACGCCTTCTGCAGCGGCGATGCGCTCGACGCGTCGTCCAATATTAAAACGCTGACGTAGCAACAACGGTCCGTCATCTGGCGCCGGCGCGTTCAGTGTCACGTGGTTTGTTTGGTTAAACGTTGGTGCGGCAAACGTTGCACTGCCGCCGATGACCTGACCTACATTCCCGAGAAATTTGAAGCGCGATTCCATGCTCTTTTGAGACGGTCGCGCAGGTGCCGGTGAGGCGTGTCGCCACGCCACCGTCCTGGTGGTTGAAGCGAGAACCGATATTTGACGGCATGTTGCGCGCAGCATGTGTGCCACCAAAGTAGGGGGTGCAGCAGCACTTCCTACTTCGTTCGCTTCTTCTTTCCGCCGACATTGATTGTCACCGGCTCGTTCTGCTGGTAGTCGCCTTCGATGTTCTTGACTTCGCCAACTTGGCCATGGAACACCATGCCAGTGCGGCCCGGTGGAGCAACTGGCGGTTGCATGCCGCTGATCAGCGCAAGTACGCCAGTTCGGCCTCGGGCGTCGAGCATTCGATACCCAGCAATTACAGCCTCTTCCTCTGCTGCAAGGCTTGATGTGTTGCGGCGGCCGGTCACAACGTAAAGAACGTCCACGCCAACTGATGCTGCGATGTGCAGGAATTCCGCATTTGGCATAGCCGAGCCCTTCTCCCAAGCCAACTGGGAACCCTTTGAAGCGCCGCCCAGAGCGGCAAAGGCAGGTTGAGAGTAGCCAAGACGCTCACGTTCCTCTTTTAGTCGAGCGCCGATGCCAGCTCTAATTTCTATACCATCGCCGTTGACCATATCAGTTTTCTGTACCATAATCGGCGTGTAGTGCATCACTATTCCGCACAAGTATATCCGCCATGCACCGAGCCAAAGCCCCTGTCTCCCGCGCGCCGCGGGGCGTTGATTCAAAGAATCGGGTCACCGTCAGCCTGATGCCCGACGAGTTGGAACGCCTCGCGAAGCGGGCAAAGCAGGAAAACCGCTCCGCATCGAGCCTGGCCCGTCTCTTCATCGTGGCGGGCATGGACGCCGAAGACGGCCGCGCTCTCAGCGCGTCGTGACCATTCCCCTTTCTGTCGAGGACAGCATGTATCCCGATCCGAAACGAGTGCGCGACAACCGCATCACCCTCCGTCTTGATGATTACGAGTTCGCCTTGGTCACCGCGCTGGCCAACTATGTCGGCGAGCAACCCGCGACGCTGGTGCGTGAAACGTTGCTTAAACAAGCGCGGCTTCTACTGCCCGTCGAGGCCAATGTAGAGCCTCGTCGCGCCTGAGCCAAGACGACGAAGAGCCGCTCAAAAGATGCCGGAAATCGACCTGCACTTCACCGACCAGGAACTGGCCGCGTTGGAGCGCCTGCGCCAGCAGCAGGGGCTGGCGTCTCTGCAGCAAGCTGCCGAATGGCTTGCGAAGACATCCATCCGGCACGCCGCCGAGCGTATGACGGGCAAACGACGTGCTTTCAAATTGGTAGTACCCCCGGGGAAAACGCTGTGAAACTGACCTGCCCACATTGCGAATCGCGCATGAAGATTCGCACAAGCCGCGTGGTATCGCTGCTCTCGAAAGAGAGCTACTGGCAATGCCCCAACATCGAGTGCGCCTACACCTGCAAGGCTATCACCTCGGTGATCTCCACCATCGCGCCCAGCATGCGCCCCAACCCTAAGGCCTACCTGCCCGTCGGCAAGGTGCGTCCGGGGCTGATGGACGAGCGGCAGATGGACCTGCTGCCGACCTGATCCCGGCCTAGCCCCTCTCCCTTTTGATTCCTGGCTTCATGCCCCTGTCGGGGGCGTGAGGGACTCTTTTTGCCTGAAGATTCATGAACCCATCCCTGCACAGCGAAGTCACCAGTCGCCTACTGCGCGACTATGCCTTCAAGTCGAAGCGCGGCGGCGAGAAGCTGGAGGACGGCAAATGCCCGGCCTGCGGCAAGAAAACGCTGTGGGCCTTCGGCAATGCACCTTGGGTCGTGCGCTGCAACCGTCTGAACCACTGCGGTGCCGAGCTGCACATCAAGGATCTCTACCCGGACCTGTTCGAGAGCTGGAGCGACCGCTTCCAGTCCACGCCCGATAACCCAAAGGCGGCCGCTGACGCCTATATGCGCGACAGCCGCGGCTTCGACCTCGCCAAGGTACGCGACTGGTATGTCCAGGAGAGCTACTACAGCCACGATCTGAAGATCGGCAGCGCCACCGTGCGCTTTCCGCTGGGCGCCGGCATCTACTGGGAACGCATCATTGACCAGGCCCACCGCTTCGGCGCCCGCAAGGCCACCTTCCAGGGCAGCTACAGCGGCATGTGGTGGCAACCGCCGGTGCTGCAGACATCCAGCGCCGAAGAGCTGTGGATCGTGGAAGGCGTGTTCGACGCGATCGCGCTCTGGCACCACGATGTGCCAGCGGTGGCGGCCCTGTCCTGTGTCAACTACCCGGGCACGGCGCTGTCCGCGCTGGCCGAGCAATGCGCCACTGCGGGCCGGGCCCGCCCGAAGCTGGTCTGGGCACTCGATGCCGACCCGGCCGGAACCCGCTACGGCAAGCAATGGCTCAAGCGCAGCCGTGAGGGCGGCTGGGAAGCTTCACTCGCGCTGCCCAAGCAGGTTGGGGGGAAGAAGCGCGACTGGAACGACCTGCACCAGCTCGACAAGTTGTCCGCACAGGACCTGGACGAGTACCGCTACCTGGGCGCACTCGTAGCCGCGCCGAGCGCGGCGGAGAAGGCACGGCTCATCTACGGTCGCACCGGCATGAGCCAGTTCCCCTTCGACTTCGATAGCAAGCTGTACTGGTTCAAGGTCGATCTGGAAGCCCTCAACCGCGAGATGGACGCCGTGCGCAGCGCGCACAACGACATGGACGAGTCGGAGATCCGCGACGAGGCCATGCTCAAGGCCGGCGTGGTCACCAACATCGCGACCTGTCTACCCACCGTCCTGTACTACCAGGCCAACGCCGCCACAGACGAGGCCTGGTACTACTTCCGCGTCGCCTTTCCACACGATTCGCAGCCCGTCAAGAACACCTTCACCAGCTCGCAGATCGCATCGTCCAGCGAGTTCAAGAAGCGGCTGCTGGGCGTGGCGCCGGGCGCCTTCTACACCGGCACCAACGCGCAGCTAGATGCGTACCTCAAGGAGCAAATGCACCGCATCAAGAGCGTGCAAACGATCGACTTCGTTGGGTACAGCAAGGAGCACGGCTGCTACGTCTACGCGGACGTGGCCGTCAAGGACGGCAAGCTGCACATGCTCAACGATGAAGACTTCTTCGACGTGGGGCGCCTGTCGATCAAGACCATCGGCGGCTCCGCAGGCCTGTCGCTGAACACGGACCTCAAGGCGTTCCGCCATGACTGGCTGGAACTGCTCTGGCGCGCCTTCGGCGCCAAGGCGATCGTGGCACTGGCCTTCTGGCTGGGCAGCCTGTTCGCCGAGCAGATCCGCGAGGGCGAGGGGGTCAAGCAGAAGAGCTTCCCCTTCCTCGAGGTCGTGGGCGAGCCTGGCGCCGGCAAATCCACGCTGATCGAGTTCCTGTGGAAGCTGTGCGGCCGCCGCGACTACGAGGGCTTCGACCCGTCCAAGTCCTCGCTGGCGGCGCGCGCGCGCAACTTTGCCCAGGTGTCCAACCTGCCGGTGGTGCTGATCGAAGGCGACCGTGGCGAGGATGGAGCCAAGGTCAAGGGCTTCGACTGGAACGAGCTGAAAACCGCCTACAACGGCCGCAGCACGCGGGCCCGTGGCGTCAAGAACGCCGGCAACGACACCTACGAGCCGCCCTTCCGCGGCGCGGTAGTCATCAGCCAGAACGCCGAGGTCAACGCCAGCGAGGCCGTGCTGCAGCGGATCGTTCACCTGTACTTCGACCGGACCGGCCAGAACCCGGACACCTTTGCCGCGGCGCGGGCGCTGGAGCAGATGCCGGTGGAAGACGTCTCCGGCTTCCTGCTCACCGCGATCCTCAAGGAGCGCGAGATCCTCGCCTCCTTCGTCGAGCGCATGCCGGTCTACCAGGACCACCTGGTCAAGCACCCCGACGTCAAGCACCAGCGCCTGGTCAAAAACCACGCCCAGGTGATGGCGCTGGTCGACTGCCTCGGACACGTGGTGCCGCTGCCCAAGGAATACCGCGATGCGGCGATCAAGCAACTGGTGACCATGGCGGTGGAGCGCCAGCAGGCTATCGGCGCCGACCACCCGCTGGTGCAGGAATTCTGGGAACTGTACGACCACATCGAATCGGCGGAGGAAGACCACGCCGTTCTCAATCACGCCCGGGGGGATGGCGGAACCATCGCCATCAGCCTGCGGCACTTCGAACAGGTGGCGAACGACCGTCGCCTCAACATGCCTCCGCTCACTGATCTGAAGCGGGTGCTGCGCACTTCGCGGCACCGCAAGTTTATGGAGCTGAGGGTCGTCAACAGCGCGATCAATGCGCGCCACAACACCGAGTATCCCGCCGCGCCAAAGCGGCCGACCACGGTCAAGTGCTGGGTCTTCGAGGATCGCTCGGGCAATAAAGGAGCTTGAGCATGAATGCCTTTCTCGTCTATGTCGTCTCGCACAGCGGCGTGCGCATGCAGTTCGCCGCGATCGCGCGCAGCCGCCTCGATGCGCAGCTCGACGCGCTGGACCGCCTGACCGAGCCGCCCCGATTTTGCTGCGCGCGCGCCCTGGGGAGGGCTGAATGATGCTCGCCCTGCTCAACCTCTGGATGGTCGCCACCGCGGTCGGATCGATCTACCTGCTCAACGCGGGGGCCAAGCACGCCCGCTGGGGCTCGCTGGTAGGGCTGCTGGGCCAGCCGGCCTGGTTGTACCTGACGGCCGCGACAGGTGAGCCCGGCATGTTCTGGGTGAGCCTGTTCTTCACCGTGTGCTACGGCCGCGGCGTATGGGACGGCTTCCTTCGCCGCGGAGCCCGCCATGGCTAAGCCCGCCATCACCGATGCCGATTTGCGCCGTGCCCATCGCGCCATGCGAATTGCTACCCCGTTCGACGCCATGTCCGACCTGCTGCGCACCACCCTGGCCGCGGCGGCTCGAGCCATGGCCATCCGCGAACGGCAGCGCGCGAGACGCCGCCCCGCCGGGAGCATTCCTGATCTGAAGCGCCGCGCCGGCGGCGACTTCGACGACTGATCCAGCACTGGAGTGACCATGCCAGCCAGCAAACACCGCAAATCCCGCCGGCCGCGCCCCGCGCGCCCCTGTGGCCTACCTGTGATGTTCCGCTTCAGCCGCAACGCCGAGGTGAACCTCCAACTCATCCCGCATGTCGAGCTGAGCAAGATCCTCGACGGGACCGCCACCGAGGCCGCGTGGCACACCCTCGCCTTCCGCATCAATGTCGGGCAGGCGGTGGCAACCCTCTACTACGCCGACAACCAGGCCCTGCGCGACGCCATGGACGCTGCCGTGATCGCGGTGGCGGCCGTGGGCAAACGGTTTGCGAACCGTGGTGCGCTGGGCGTCACCGGCGACGAGTTCCGCGCGATCGGGCAGGGCCTGAACCTGACCGACGACATGCAGCGCACTTGCACCCGCCGCCAGCTGCTGGCGGCGACGTTGCAGGCAGAGCGCCGCGCAACCGCCCAAGGCCCGGTAGCGGCCGGCCAGATCGTCCACCTCGCAGAAGCAGCATGACCGACATCACGACCTCCCACACACCTGCGCCCTATGTCCAGCGTGTGGCGCAAATTATCTGCACCGGCCTGTACCCCGAGGCCGACGCGGCCGGCAAGACGCTGGCAGATTTCCCGAAATCGACCCGCGAAAACCTGCTGACCATCGCCGAGGCGATCCTGCTGGAAACTGCCACGGAAGCACAGTCCGCGCAGCGCTACGCTTGGTGGGTGACGGCCCGCGACGAACTCGACGGCCTAGCGCCAGCGCAGCTAATTATTGGCGGGGCCCTCGACACGACTGAAGGCACGCCGCTGGCGATCGCTGCCCACCAGCGCAAGCACTTCCTGAAGCCATGGCGCGAGAGACTTGCCATGCTGCTGCAGTTGCTGGTGCTGCCACATCATGAGGCGGGCGCCTTCGCGCCGTCGCGTTCGTGGAGCGGCGCCGGGCTGGAAGCGGCCTCGGATTTGACCCAAGACATCGGGGGGGCGAAATGAGAGCAATTCGCATCAAAGACGTGATCCAAAAGGTCAGTCTGAGCCAGTCGACGATCTACGCGATGATCGCCAAGGGACACTTCCCAAAGCCCTTTGAGTTGACTCCGGGACGTGTCGCATGGCTTGAAGAGGATATCGACGCGTGGCTGGCAGAAAAGGCTGGCCGCGCGGCGGCACCGGCTGTTTCGCAGCGGATTTCCGGGATGGCGCAGGCACAACTGGGGTGAAAACTGGGGTTGGGGTAGGCTGACGATGCGAGACCCAAACCAGATAAGGGTTGGCGGAAGGTGTTAGACCCCCACCGCTTCCGCCAGACATGAAAAACGGCCCGCACCATCGACTGGTGCGGGCCGTTTT